AGATATTTTTTCATTAAAAGTCCTCGATTTCGTCTAATAGTAATCGGCAACGATGTTCCATAAGATAATTCATAATAGACATCTTATCGCCCTTTGGTTTACTACTTATGTATGCTACAATAATTGATTCTTTAACATCAGGCGGAATATGATCAAAGTCAACAAGAGTCGAATTGCGTTGCCAATTGCGTCTTTCTTCATCATTCCTACAAGCAGTAAAACCATTATCAAAGAATTCTTGTAGTCGTTTAGCAGAAACAGGTTTCTGTCTTTCGCCTTTCATGAATACATCGTCTTTGCTTAGGATATTTGGCACTCCATCACCAGTATCACCCTTAACGATATGCTCAATCTTATGTTCGATAATTTCTTTCTTTGTTGCAGTAATATATTTCTTCTGCATTGGAGACCACTGCTTAACAGTAGGATACAATTGCAGTTGCTTGAAGTCTTTATCAGACGACAAGATCAAAATCTTCTGTGGTTCTTCAACCAATCCCTCTTGAATTAAGAGATTCTCTTGAAGATATTGTGTCATCACTGCAATGATATCATCTGCTTCTGCACGATCGATATGCATAACACGATACGGAAAGTGTTGCGAAATATCCTCACGCATTTCTGATAGCGTATCAAAGATCAACTTCCAATCGAGATCTGATTTATCACGATTGCTCTTACGCATACCTTTATAGAATTCAAAGAATTCCTTACGCCAATACTTACGACCATCACAACAGATAACTAACTCGCCATACTCTTTACCATACTTCTTCTTGTATGATTTGAGGGTGGCCAAAGTCACATGACGAATAAGATTCTTCACTTCGGACTCTGTCCCCTTCAACTCACGCTGGAAGGTAAGGATGGCTGCAAGTGCCACCTGACTATAATCAACTAATATCATCAAAATGCTCCCAGCAAAATACACTCTTCATTAATACGACCATTCGGCACAGTTGGCTTTGTGGTCAATGTCTTCATCGCACTATTCAATGGTCGTTTACCTAATGTCAATCCTTTAAAGAATACATCTGGCTTACGCAACATTAGTGTCTTAGATTCTTTCACATCAAAGCCAATCAGAGTCGTACCCTTAACTGTCAGCACATCATTGATGGCTTTATACACAGTCACCTTACGATACTTCGTATTGTATACCCATACCTCAGACGATCCAACGATAGTCTCTGGTTTGATGGACTTGAGATTAAACTCAGCAAACTCTTTCATGTACTTCATCTTAGAAACAATCTTGCTAGGTGGTTGTGCTTTGCGTTTTCGTGGTGCACGAGTCGCTTTGGCAGTTTGTACTTGTTGCTGACAATCAGCAATCATAGTCTCAATAAACTCTGCAAACTTCTTAAGTTCTCTCTTCGTAAAGTGTGAGTATCCCTCAGCAAGTTGCTCGTCATCACCATCAATGGCTTCACGAATTTCTTGTGCAGTGCCAACAAACAATTCACCAATTCGTTTAGCAATGGGTGCACTCACCTCATTTGACATGAGATAATTCTTGGCAGAGAATGTGCTCTTACCTTTAGTGACAACCCACTCGTCAATCGCACCTTCGAATTCACCAGCGTGTTCTCTGGCTTTTTCTTCCATGCGATCTTGAATGCTAATGACATTAGTTGGTGCTTTCACAATCTCAACTTCTTCGATATATTTCTTGGCATCATCCAATAACTCTTTTAGTTTATTGGTAAAGAATGGACTAACATTGGACAATTGTTTCAAGTCTGTCTGATCATTGGACATGATGCGACACAGTGAACCAAATGTCTGAAATTTATAGTCGGGGAGTTTCTTAAGTTGTTTGGCAATCTTGGGTTCTTTCTTTGAGAAGAACTCAATCGCAAATAACTTCTGCTCTTTCGCACCAGTGTGCGTAGAGTAATAACCCAACGCACGACTCAGACTGGTCGTATAGTTCAGCTGGTCGATTGTTGGTTCGTGTTTCTTTTGTGATGCAAGAATTGCTTGGTTCTTTGCACGACGCTTTGCAGTATTCACAGCCATAGGTTTGTAACCTCCATAATATAATATCTATTATACCGCAAGTCGCAATTAAAGACAAGCACTATTTTGCAGTAATTTTCTCGTAGAGAGCAACGAAGTCCTCGTGGTCTGCAACTTCTTGATGCAGATTCTGTTTGTGATATGTTTTTGCAATCTTGGAAATAACTTTCTTTGGAATTTGCAAAGTGTCTGACTGATCTTTAACGATCTCTTTAATCAGATCTCGTTCTGCTTCAGTTCTTGTCATTGAATCACTAATCTCACGAATGGCTTTTTGCAAGTCATTCTTTTGCTCTGGTGTTAAAGCATAATTCATCATTTATCCTTTTTGTAACTAATAGATGTTTTAAAGAAAATCTGTAGCAGAACAACTGCTGACCAAGTCTCCAGTGTATAAGGGATAGTCAACGAGAACAGAGTGTTCACTGCCCAAATAGTTAAGATCGGAAATAAAACAGCAATACCAATAATAATGGCAATGCCTACAATCACTCCAAATGTACCTAAGATTTTATTCATAGATTAAAACTCACTTTCGTTACGGATTCCCAGCGGAAGGATCTCCATTCTTGTTTTTCTGTATCGAAGACACGAACTGCGGATCCAGAAGTTTGGCTACTTTTTCCTTCGTTGGTTGGTGTCTTGTCTGCTGGAATTCGTCCTGCACTGAGAGTGCATCGCATATCTCTAACTGTACCATCTTTTTTGGTGAAAGTAATGCACAAATCTTTGGCATTTTCATCGTGAAGTATCCCTAGAGTCCATGTTTTAAATTCCTCGAATTCTTTATCCGTTTTGAACACTGTCTGAAATGTCATTGTCAATTCTCTCTTTCATATCATTAAAAATTGGACCAAAAAATTCTTTAAACTCTTTTGGAGAAAAGAAAGAAGTGTGTCCAGTGTCAATTATAACTTTACCATTATCATCAGTCAACTTATTCTTGATTGTGAATTCAATCGTTTCATAAGATGTACCCATGTTATGTTCCTTAATCTTAACAGTCTTTAACAGACCATTGCGATAGAACTCTGCCTCATAATTAAGACTCATATGTGTCCTTTTTGTGCTTAGGTTTACGAATGTACTGAACCTTGCTCTCCACTTTTCGCATGCGATACTTTGGAGTGCGGAGATCCTTTGCAATAGGATTTCTAGGTTTCAAGGTTCTATTATACATTTACTTTCTTTGCAAGGCAAATTTCTTTAGGTATTCTTTTGCTTCTTTATATTGTGTTTGTTCTATTGCTTCTTCAGCGTGTGCAAGGATAATCATCTCTTGCAAATAGTCTGCAAGTTTCTGGTCTTCATCATCCAATAAATTGTACCACTCGAAGAATTCTTCCTCTGTTTCAATAGTCCACATATGGTCAAGCATTTCGACTTCATAGGCTGATAGATTATTAATCTGAATCATTTTATGTTACTCCACTTTGCAAGTTTATGTCTTTTATTTACTGTGGCACGATGCACAACATTCGCATCTAGAATTTGATTCTCTATCATAAGATCAATCATGCACAATAGATCGCCAACTTCTTCTTCGAGTCGTTCACGATTAGTAAATCCATTATGCTCACCTTCAATTCCAAATCGGAATACTTTACTTATCGCTTGAGTAACTTCAGCACATTCTTCTTGAGCAATGAGAAGGATCTCTTTGTTCTGTTCATTAATCACTTTATTCAATACAAACTTATCCATTTTACATCCTATAAAAAATTCCACCGACATATACGAGCAGTAAACCAGCGTTCACTGCAATCATTGCTTTCTCTTTGATTAGGACACCCCAAATCAAAAACAGGAAAGCACCTAAGTTTAATAGCCAGATGTTTAATGGGTCAATCATTAATGCAGTTGCGATAGCACCTGCGATTGTAACGATGGTGGCAACCCACTTCAACACATTAATCATTTTACTTCCTCAACAGTTACACGATAACACTTTCCATTTCTGTCAACAACAGACATGGTCTTTTTGGTAGAAAGGAATTCTCCCTTCTCTCCGAGATCCCACTGGATCTTTCCAACATTATCAATGTACGACATATAATTATTAGTCGAGTCTTTCTTCATTGATTCGCTAATCACTTTAGCGATGTAATCACAATATGCTAACATAACAACTCCTTCAAAAATTAGTGCTGGTTTTTCTTTATAGTCTATAACCAGCAAAAATAGACTGCATCAGTTTATGACTCTTTCTTTATAGTCTCTCAGTCAAAGGACGCAACGACCTGTAGATATAGACTGCTGTTTTGGCTGTTTAAAGTCTGCCACGGATATTCCTCCAGTAAGACTTTGGGGTTTTAATCCCAACTCTTTTTACCACCAAACTGCTCATTGTATTCGTAACCCATAAAGTATGCACGCATTTCTGCAATACTCATATCTTTAGGTTCAACTCGTTTACCATGACCAGTTCCCTCTGGATACCAGTGTGGATCTTGTGGACGACTGTACCAGCTATCAGCACTGCCACGATCGAAGGGACTTCCATGAGTACGATCAAAAGTTTGACCACGATATTCAATAGGTTTAAGCATTTTGTTCTCCATAAGACATAAATTCATGTTGTTTCTGCAATTCAAGTTCATGACGCTGAAAAATGTATTGCATCGCTAAATCATAAGAAACACCGAGTTGATTGCTAATTTCAGTAGCAGTGAAACCCTGCTCGACCATTTCTTCCAAAGTAATCAAAGACTCTTTTAATTTACCCATTATACACGCTCCATTGCTTTAGCACCAGAGTACATCAAACCTAAACCAACTGCAGCAAGAGCAAGTCCTGCGAACAGAGGATTCTCTGGATTGTCTAGACCACCAACAGCACCAAACACGAGAAGAAACCCAACAACTAAACGAATCGAACCCTTCATTGCAACTCCTTTTTCACTTTTCATACATCTATTATGCCCTAATTTGCAATTAAAGACAAGCACTTTTTACAAGAAAAAACCCCTGTAAATACAGGGGTCTAGGGATAACCTTACAGTCTGTAGGGTTATTTGGAGACGATTCCTATGATTTTATAGGGTAAAAACCATAGTTCTAACATGGCTCTTACCCATACATCAAAAGGATTAATCATTACGGAAGTTTCTGTGAGTAGGATCTCCAGGTTCTAAGTCTGGCATTCTAGTCATTACTGGTGCACCTGCACTCATTCCAAAACCAGTAGCACCTGCTGCAATTCCACTCATCATTCCACCAATTGATGGACGAGGTGGCATACCACCAGAAGATGGTGCTGGCGCAGGTGGTGTTGGTGGTTTATCCCAACCTTTGTTTGCTGCTTGTAGTGCTAGTTTCTGTGCTTCAGGATCTTTACCAGCCAACATAATGCCTGACAAAGTTCCAGTCAAGAATGTAGCGATAGGAATAATTAACTCAAAGAATTTTTGGTCAATTGGAGAGATAGCGTTTAGTGGTTGTGTCACAAAAATAATCGAATATAAAACCACGAAAACGATGCCAGTTAATGTTAGTGCTAAACAGATTCCGATAAAGAATCTTAGTCGAGCCATCAACTGGTCTTCTGTGTACATAAATTGTTCACTCATTTGCATGCTCCTGCTGGTTGTTGACATATTGGTGCTGGTGTTGCACCCATTGGTTCTACTCTAGTTGGTGGTGGACCAAGTCTAGGATCTCGTTGTCCTTTGAAGATATGTTCAGGACAAGTTCTGGTTACATCACATCGAGGCATTTTACACATCTCTTTGTCCCAGTTGTCTGGATCTTGACATGGATATCTAAAACGATCTCCACCAAAGTATGCCAAACCAATTGGTAACAAAAGAAGTAAAATTATCCATTTAAATAATTTTTTATCATTCATGGTCAGTTCCTTATTATTATTTTCCTGCCAATGGATTATCTAACGCTTTTTGGATCTTACTATCTATTTCTTTTCGTAAGTTGCGAACATCTTGCTCAGTCTCTCTTTGAGATTGTTTAGATGATCTTTCCACACTTTCAACAACTCCCTCTAGACGACGGATGTCGTTCTTAAGATCGTTCTTGATATCACGAGTATAATCAGATGACTTTTGAGAATTCTCTTCAACAATAGCCAACTTCTTTTCAATTTCTGTTAGGTCTGGTGCAACATACTTTTCGATTTTAGTCTTCATATCTTGATATGATTTATAGACTTCAAATGCTCCGTATAGTCCACCGAGTAATGATGACACAATAGTTGCAGCTATCATAAGTTTAGCTGGAGTGAATTCATATCCACCAATGCTTATGACTGTATCTTTGCTAGCATACTTCTTAACACCTGCTTCTAACTCATCAATCTTTTTATTTACATCTTTAATTTGCTCTGCCATTTCTCTTTTCCTAGTTTGATAGAGGATTATCCAATGCTTTTTTAATCTTCATATCAACTTCGCTTCTCAACGCACGGATTTCCGCTGTTGTTTCTTTTTGGTTTTTTACCAGTTCACGATTTACATCTCTAATTGTTTCATCAGTGTATCTTCTGATTTCTTTAACTGTTGCGTCGTTCTCACGCTTGATGTCTTTGACTGTGGCATCTGTCAAACGCTGATCTGTTTTGCTAGATCTTTCAACATTTTCTACTACACCCTCTAGTCTGCGAACATCGTTCTTTAAGTCACCTTTAATAGATTCAGTATACTCAACCATCTTACTAGTGTTAGCGTCTAACACTTCCATCTTTTTGTAGATTTCAGTAAGATCTGGTGTAACATACTCAGCGATCTTTTTCTTCATACCCATATAATCTTTATAAACTTCGAAGCACCCATATAGACCACCAAGCAATGATGATACTAAAGTAAATGCTACCATAAGTTTAGCTGGAGTAAACTCATAACCACCGATACTAATTACAGTATCTTTGCTGGCATACTTTTTTACTGCAGCTTCTGCCTCGTCAATCTTTGCATTGACATCTTTAATTTCTTCTGCCATCTTGTACTCCTTAGTCCCAATGACCTTTTAATTTCTGTGCTTTTGTAGGTTGTCGTTGGATGTGATGTCTGTCTTTTGATTGATGTAATCTATCTTTAAGTTCACTTAAGAGATAAGCAACATATATCGATATCGCTAAAGCCACAACTGCTAAAATATAAGCCACTAGTGCTAATTGTGTTTCCATAATTACCTCTTATATTGAGATTCAATCATTTGTTGATGTACTGAATCAGTACCACCAAACATTCTCAATGTGCTACGATTTTCAACATTTCTCTGATTAGTATAAACTGCGTATGGTTTATATCCTGCAACATCTGGTAACATTGCTTTACCATAGGTGTCAAATCCAGGTGTGAATCCCATTGCTTGAATAACTACATTCTGAACTTGTTTTTGCTGTTCCATGTTGTCAGCTTTTCCCATTTCGTTCGCAAGATTTTTACCTTGTTCTACTGCTGCTGCTTTTGCTGCAGCTTCTCTTCGTTCTTGGAGTGCTTGGCGAGCAGTTGGTGCTGCTGGCTTATCAGATGACGATGCAGTATTATTAGTATTCTGTGACGGAGAACTGCCTCCAGTGCCTTTCGGAGCATCATCTTTTTTGTCCTCTTGTTTATTGGCATTACCCTTTGGTTCATTTGAACCACCCTTTGGTTCATTCTGTGCCATTTGTTGTGGTGGAGGTGGTGCTGGTGCTAACTGAACTGGAGCAGATGGTGCTGCAGCAGAATTTGTAGTTGGTGCTGGAGAAGCGATTGCTTTGTCCACATTAGAATCACCTGTCTTGGAAACTCCAACAGAAACTGCACCATCTGAACCAACTGTAGTTGAGGCAGTTGTTGTAGAAACAGGTTGATTTGCAGGATCATTTCGTGCCACTGTACCTGCAGTTGCTACTATTGATGCTGTACCTTGTTGTTCAAGTACCATTTTAGTTGCATAAGCAGTAGCGTAATTTGGGCATGTTCTATCATACAATCCATCTAATGTGCATTGCTGATTAAAATATGCTTGAGCATATCCAGGACACTGTGTATTATACAATGAGTTTAATGTGCATTGCTGATTGAAATATGCCTGTTCGTATCCAGAACAAGTTGTAGAATAAAGAGCATTTAAACTACACTGCTGATTTAAATACGCAGATGCATATCCAGGACAGTCAGTAGAATAGAGTGGATTAAGAGAACATTGTTGACTATGATACGCTGCTTGATATCCAGAACATGTCATAGAGTATAACGGATTAATAGAGCACTGCTGTTGAAGTCAATCCTGGAATTGAGAAAGTGTTTGCTGTCAGACCACCTTGTTGAAGAACAGCAAATTCTCCTTTAGATGCGTCGCCAATCACTCCGATTGCTGGTGAACTATATGATAGTAATGCACCAGTCCAACGCATATCAATACCACCTGTGCTATCAATTTTTAACTCAAAACTGGTTTTGTTTTGAGGCATACCTAATCTTTCTACATTGTACCAACCATATGTCATTGTGTTTGATGTACCTAATGAATAGTGATTGTTGCCAGTGGCTCCATATAGATCATCTTGCATCATAAGAATACTATAGTTATATGCAGATGGTGTATTTCTATCAATGGTAATACCACTACAGCAGAAAGTGTTGTTAGATGGAAATCCTGTTACTGGTGGTCCAAATTGCACAGCACCATTGCTATACATTGTGGAGTTGTTGAATGTTTTATCAAAGAATGGAAAGGTGAATGGTAATGGAACATTTGCCCATCCATCATCCCATAATTGATATGGTGTTGCTGCTGGATTATTGTATATGTTTTGTAGTGGCTGAGGATTAGCCATCACATTTAAAGACAATGGACTTCCAGGAATTGGAATTGTCACTATTTGTGCTTTGGCTTTTGGTGTTACAAGCACCACCAATAATACTACAAGTAATAATCCCCAGAATCTCATTAGTCTTTACTCTTGACTTTTTGTGGAACTCTGTCTGGATTTGATTCCCAAATTGCTTTGGCTTGCTCACCAATTTTACCATCTACTGGACATGGTGTTCCAGCATTCATCATTGCTGTAAATACTCTTTCGTCTTGACACATAATAGCAACTGCTGCTACTTTCATACCCATGTCATATGTGGAACGAGCTAATTTTAGTCTTTCGCAATTCTTGTCGGTCATAGTAGCACCGAATGAAATACCAAGAATTTGAGTTTGAGTTGCACCAGATACAGCCACTGCGCAAACATCACTATTAATAATCGTGATGGCTGGAGCCACTGCTGTTGGTGGAGGGGATTTTACTGTTGTGGTGCTATTTGAGGTAGAATCAGTTGTACTTCTACTAGTCGAATCAGTCACGATGGGATCAGCCATCGCAGAGGACAAAGCCATGACAAAAAGCACCGCTGTAGCGATCTTTTTGGTCATTTTTAAACCTTTTTTTAGTTATACGGAAAATAACAAGTTATTGCGTTCACTCTAATGTTATTTAGGAACTAAGGGTTATTTCTTTTGTAACTCTTCTACTTCTTTTTCGATAGTTTTTACACTAGGGGATGAAAACACTTCTTGTACTTTATTCAAGAAAGATTGTGTTTTAGTTGGAGGAGTCAATTCTTCTTCTGTAATAGGAGTAATTCTTCTTCCTGCAGAATCGTATTCTATCTTTTTAACCTGTTTTCTATCAAACAGTTCTGGTTCCCAGTCTTTATTGTGTTCATCTACTTCTATTTCTGGTAACTCTGAATCTTGTTCTTTTGGATTAAATACATCTTTAAATTCTATATTGTCTTCTATAACAATGTGTTTAATCTCAGGTTCTTTTTCTGGAAAGTCATTTGCTGGTTCTTTTTTGAAAAACTTATCCCATACTTTTTCTTTAACAGGTTCTGGTTCAAGAGTGCCTTTATCTTTTCTCAATTGCCAGTTTGCAGCAACTAACATCAAAACAGCAAGTGGATCAAATACAAGAACAATTAATATGGTGACAAACCTAACTGCCTTTTCTAAAAGATCAGTATCAGCGTCACCATAAATTACTTGAGCAATGTATTTAATTGGTCCTACTTCTGCTTCGACTTTACGGACTTCGCTGGCGATTGGAGCACGCTCTTCGTTGAGTTTGGCGATCTTGGTTTGCGCACTACCGATTTCGGTAAGGATTCTGTTTCTATCTTTTTGCTGGTTTCTTCTGATTTGGATGGCTCGTTCTGTTCCACCTTGATCTGTGGTGCGGGAGATAGTTTGATCCAATTGAGCATCGAGTTGAGAAAGTTCTTTACGACTTGCATTAATGTTCTCCTTTTCTGTTTTGATTTTCTCATCAATCAATGCTAATTTAGATTGAACATCTCCTGTAGGAATTGCTTGGTCTAAATGTGCTTTTGATAAGAATCCGAAAATGCCCATTGAAGTTAATAACATCAACACAACTAGGGCTACGGTAAAATATGACTTTAAGAGAAGTGGTATTTCTTTCCAGTTTCTATAAAGCCATGATGCCACTACGAGTTTCGATGCTTCTAACAAAGAACCCATAATTGCAATTGGAATCACAGCTGCAGCAAAGATGGCAATCAGACCAACAACTGCATAATATGCAGCTACTGCTGAAAGTCCTAGTGCAACTGCGAATAGTAAGTATGTCATAGTTTGTTTTTAATATGAGATCCGTGAACTCTTACAGATATTTGTCCGTTATAAAATTCATCAGATTCTAATACCTTTCGTGCAAACTGTTCTCGTGCTTCTATGTATGAACATTCTGCTTTTGATTTACAGAAAAATAGAATTTCTCTGGTGAAGTTGTCCCTTCCCAGTAACTCTACATCTTTATTTAGTTCTATACTTGAACCATAATACTCTAACCAATCAGAGTCTATTTTACTACGGATCTTTTTCTTCTTCTTCGTTCCGTTTTTTTGTTTGATTATTTTGTATGTAGTTTTAGAGAACTTTGCTAATTTCTTACCCACATACATACGACTGGTGGCTTTGTTCGTAATTAAATAAACAAAGCCAACGCAATCTTCAGGCAATTCCTCTACGGGATTGTTTTGATAATACCAAGTCATTCTTCATCGTCAAGATCCTCCTCTTCATAGATGTCAGCAGAACAGACTGGGCAATATACCAAATCTTCCGTGCTGTGGTCATCTCCTTTGAGGACAATCTTTCCTCTCGCTCCACATTCATTACACTCAAAGTATTTAGTTGTCATCTATTGTCCTATACTGAAAACGAACTACCACAACCGCATGTAGTTTTTGCGTTTGGGTTAGTTATTACAAATTGTGAACCTTTTAATTTATCACTGGTAAAGTCAATCGTGGCATTGTCAAAATATTGCATGCTCATTGAATCGACTATAAGATTATCAATAACAAAGTCATCTTCTTCTTTGTTCTCTTCAAGAGTGAATCCATAGTTGAAACCAGAGCACCCACCACCAGAGATAAATGCTCTTACAAATTTGGCAGTTGGCTCATCCAAAAGAATTTCGTTGAGTTGTGTTTTTGCTGCTTCTGTTACGGTAATCATGCGCACTCACATTTTAATTGATAGTCGTTTATTGCTGCTCTGATGGCATCTTCAGCAAGGATGCTACAATGGATTTTGACTGGTGGCAATGCGAGTTCTTGAGCAATGTCTGAATTTTTAATAACTGCTGCTTGCTCCAGTGTCTTTCCTTTAACCCATTCGGTAACAAGAGAGGAACTTGCAATTGCAGATCCACACCCATATGTTTTAAATTTCGCATCAGTAATAATCCCATCTTCAACTTTAATCTGTAATTTCATTACATCACCACATGCTGGTGCACCAACCATACCTGTGCCAATATTTTTATCGCTCTTATCAAAACTTCCTACATTTCTAGGATTCTCATAATGATCTATAACCTTATCTGAGTAAGCCATTATTGTCTTTCCTTTGATAAACCTAATTTATTAAAAATCTTAAACCACATCCAGCCCATATCAAACTCTAGTGGCTTTCTACTTAGTTTTGGATTTGCTGGATCTCCATGATGATTGTTATGCAGTTCTTCACCACCAATAATAATTCCCCATGGAACTATATTAGTTGATTTATCTTTGCTGTCATAATTTCTATATCCATAGTAATGACCAACACCATTCACAACACCTGCTGCCCAAAATGGAATCCATACCATTTGAACTGCCCAGAACCAAATACCCCACCAACCAAACAGCATTAAACTAATTGCTAGCATTAGCACTATTCCAGCATATGGGAATCTGGAATAAACATTTCTCTCCACCCAGTCATCTGGAGTGCCAACACCATACTTCTGAATCATTTCTTTATCTCTTGCTGATTGAACATAGCAAGAAACCCCAGCGAATAAAACAAACCAGATACCCTCATTGTGAGGACTATGAGGATCTCCCTCTTTGTCCGAGTTCTGATGGTGTTTACGATGTATCGCAACCCATTCTTTTGTAACCATGCCAGTTGTTAACCACAACCAGAATCTCATAAAATGAGATAGTCCAGAGTGAAACTCTAAACCCCTATGTGTTTGTCCTCTATGTAAAAACAAAGTAACACAAACAATGGTGATGTGTGTCATCACCAACAGATAAATTAACTCAGCCATCTTGCCTTTCGTACATTACGGTATTGGTATCTCCCAATGACCATTTTGCGTTTGTTTCGACAGACCATCGTTTAGTTGCTACTCTAAAATCTGGTGTCTTAAGTTCTTTTGGATTACTACTTGGCTCTAATATAATTAAACGATTATTTGGCTGAGCAGCAAACTGCCCATTATCACACTGAATAAAATTATAAGACTTATGGTCTTCGACATCCTCAGAAAAGCCAGTATCAAGAATGTTAAAATCAGGATGGGCACTATCGACTGTAAAAAGATATACTCCATACATCCAATCTCCATTCTTTAATTTAAACTTACATCTCATTGATTGTAGTTGTGCTTTCTTCAGCACAGTTATGTCATATGATAAACAATCCCACAACTGAAGATAATCTAATGGTAATGGTTCACCATCAATTGGTTTCCAGCAATATGCATGCAGTGGTAGTTTATCATAGAGAGCACCATACTCGTTGAGATAAGATTCAATACGAAATGCTTGCCCTCTTAAAGACTTAATACTTATCCACCAGCAAGGTTCAAGTTCTCCATGACCTTTCTCAAAGTCATAGAGAAACTCTCTGCGAACGAAACACTTCACAGGTGGAAGGTTCGCAATTATATGTGCCATTATGCAGCTTTAGCCCAAACATCTTCCCATGTACCAGACAAAGCACCTTTAGCATAGTCAGTGACACGATTCTCAAAGAAGTTACCATGCACTGGGGCATTGATCATTTCTTCAACCCATGGCAGTGGATTCTTCTTAACTTTAAAGATGCCTTTCATGCCAAGAGAAATCAAGCGACGATCTGCGATATAACGAATGTATTGTTTAACATCTTCTGGTTCTAGATCACGCATGTGTGTTCCATTAAAAGATAGATCAATAAACTTATCTTCCAACTGAACCATCTTTTCAGCGATTGTATAAATCTTACCTTTTAATTCATCACCCCAGATCTCTGGGTTTTCTTTAATATATTCTTTGAACAGTTTGATCATTGATTCAGCATGCATTGTTTCATCAACAATAGACCAAGTAACAATCTGTCCCATTCCTTTCATGATGCCATGACGAGGAAAATTAAGCAACATGATAAAAGAACTAAAAAGCTGCATACCCTCTGTAAAAGCAGAGAAGACAGCGATGTGTGTCGCAGTTGATTCAAGAGTACCATTCTTCGAACTGAGTTCCGTAACATAATCGTGTTTATCCTTCATTTCTTGGTATTCAAGAAACTCACTGTAAGTGGATTCTGGCATACCAAGTGTTTCAATTAGATGAGAATATGCAGCAATGTGTAATGCTTCTCTTGCAGCAAAACCAGATAACATCATACGAATTTCTGGTTGTGGAAAATAAGGAAGATAGTTCTTAACATATCCACCTGCCACATCGATGTCGCCTTGTGTAAAGAAACGGAAGATATTAGTGAGGAATTGTTTTTCTTCAGCAGTTAGTTTCTTCTTCCAATCTTTTACATCCTCTGCCATTGGAACTTCTGTATGTAGCCAATGTGCTTGCTCATGTTTTAACCATGCATCGTATGCCCAAGGATAATTGAATGGTTTGAAATATGTTCGTTCATCCGTCATCCTACTTTGAGTCTTCTTAATCATTTCTTTTTCTCTCTTATTGTTATCCTTCACAAGCCAGACATGCACCTTCGTCTGTTGTGAGTGCTGTTAAGTCAATCTCTTTAATAATTTCTCGTTCAATTCTCTTAGAGACTTTGTCTGCTTTAGCAATCTTATCGCTTCGGCAATAATACATGGTTTTCAATCCAGACTTCCATGCTTGAAAATGCACAGCATGAATGTATTTGATATGAGAATCTGGACGGAAGAATACATTTAACGATTGTGCTTGGTCAATGTATTCTTGTCTGTCCGCTGCATGTTGGACCACCCAACGCTGGTCAATTTCCATAGATGTTTTGAAAACATCTTTTGTCCATTCTTCCATCCAATCAAGGTGCTGAACGCTACCATCATTCGCAATAATACTACGCCAAACTTCTTCTGCCCATCCTTCATTATGTTTACCTGCTTCGATTTGAATTATCTTATCAAGATAACGATTCTTGTTTAAGTGAGAACCCGACAGAGTGTCCTGCCTATAAGCATTAGCCCTATAAGGTTCAATACTAGGAGAAGTATTCCCCATAAGAATGGAAGAAGAAGCATTGGGAGCAATTGCCATGAGATGGCTGAAACGATTACCAGTACCCTCAGCATCAGGAGCCTCACCTCTCTCCACTCCAAGTTCTTTATTAGCTGCATCTAATTTTCCTCTAACACTTGCGAAAATTGTTTTGTTAAGACCAACAGCCATAGATGATTCCCATGGAATATTCTTGCGCTGTAGTAGTGCATGCCAACCCAATGCACCGATACCAATACTTCTTTCACGAATAGCAGAGTACTTTGCTCGCTTGATTTCTTTTGGAGCATTGTCAATGAAATACTGAAGAACATTATCTAACATTT